TTTTACCGATCAGGAACACGAGATAGACTAGAGCCGCTGCAAATCGGGGCCAACAATCCACTAGGGCTAAACATGGAAGAGCAAAGACGTAACGCAATACGTCAAGCATTCTATGTAGATCAGCTGTTACTGGGTCAGGGTCAGAATATGACAGCGACAGAAGTGTTGCAAAGAAACGAAGAAAAAATGAGGTTGCTTGGCCCTGTTCTAGGACGGATGCAAGCAGAATTGCTCCAACCTCTTATATCACGTTCTTTTGCATTGCTTCTCCGGAACGGCCTTCTCCCTCCGGCTCCGGAGGAGCTCCAAGGTCAGGACATTGATATTGAATACGTCAGCCCCCTAGCGAAAGCGCAAAAACTTACAGATCTACAAGCAATGCTGCGTGGATTTGAGATATTGCTGCAAGTCAGCCAGGTAGCACCAGTAACCGATTACCTCGATGGTGATAAGATGGTGCAATACCTCGTTGAGACAGCTGGACTGCCAGCAAGAATTATTCGTGGTAATGATGAGGTCGCACAGCTGAGAGAACAACAGGCAGAAGCGGCACAACAACAACAAGCAATGCAAGAACAAATGCAATCCGCTGAAGCTGCAAACAAGATAGCGCCATTCATTAAGGCCGCTGGAAGCGTACCAATAGAATGAAGGTAGAAGATTTAAAGCTTGCCTATCGTAGAGTATTTAACACTGACGATGGCGAGATCGTACTAAGTGACCTCAAGGCAAGGTTCGGTTTTGAGACAACCACGTATTCGGACAATCCATATAATTCTGCATTTAATGAAGGTCAGCGAGCAACCGTGTTGCTGATTGTCCGTATGCTGACCGAAGAAAAGGAACCACCACAATGAGCGAAGAGGCAACCCAAGACGCTGGATCTCAAGAAGTCGCAACGCAAGCTGTAGCAGAAAGCGCAGCTCCAGTTAATTTTTTAGATAGCCTACCAGAAGATTTGCGAGGTAATCCAAGTCTTCAAAACTTTTCAGATGCTGGCTCCCTGGCAAAGTCATATGTACATGCTCGATCAATGATTGGCGCTGATAACATAGGACGCCCACAGGAAAGCTGGACTGATGAGCAATGGACAAACTTTTATTCTGAAACAGGCCGTCCACAAGATACATCCGCATATGTCGCGGATTTCGACAATATACTAAGCGAAGATCAAGCGAACGGTTTTAGACAAGCAGTATTCGAGGCTGGTCTATCTCCAAAGCAGTTTGATAAGATTGCAGCGTATTTTGTTAATGAAAATGCTTCTATGGAGCAACAACACGAAGAAAGATCACAAGCAGCCTTTGATGAAGGTGTTGCAAGCCTACGTCAAGAGTGGGGTCAAGGCACTGAGCAACGCATTAAGCTTGCCCAAAACGCAGCAAATACTTTGTTAGGCGGCATAGAAAACAACCAGTTTTTTACCGAAACAATGGCAGATGGTCGGCAAATCGGTGATCATCCAGAAATAATTAAAATGTTTGCGGCACTTGGTGAGAAAATGGGCGAAGATAACCTAGTAGGGGAAACGTCAGAGCTCATAATGACACCAGAGCAAGCCAAGCAAGAATTAAAAGAGCTGATGCGTCCTGGTACGCCATATACGGACGGACAGCACCCAGAACATGATGCCTATGTACGAAAAGTACAAGATCTTTTCCAAGCAGCATCGTAACGTAGACAACCGATAGGCCTACACGCCAAGCATGTGTGACATGCAGATTGACTGCCTCAAGCAGTAAGCACGGCCTCGTAAGAGATAACCAAGCGCAGCAACCCAAAAATTAAATTGAAACAACTGTAAAGGAGAGACTTATGTCTACTCAAATCACTACAGCTTTTGTCAATCAGTTTTCTGCAAATATCCAAATGCTTAGTCAGCAAATGGGTTCGCTGCTACGTACAGCAGTAGATGTGGAAAGTGTGAATGGCGAGAAAGCTTTTTTTGATCAAGTGGGATCAACAGCAGCGGTAAAGAAAACAAGCCGCCATGCAGATACGCCACTGGTTGAAACACCACACACAAGACGCATGGTTACCATGTCGGACTATGAGTGGGCTGACCTAATCGACGATAACGATAAAGTGCGTTTGCTGATTGATCCAACCTCAACCTATGGCAAAGCTGCGGCTGCTGCGATGGGTCGTGCTATGGACGATGAGATCATTGCAGCCGCACTGGGTACAGCGCAAACTGGCAAAGATGGTGCTACATCAACTGCACTACCAGCTGGGCAAAAAATCGCACATGGATCAGCTGGTCTGACTGTGGCAAAACTATTGAGCGCAAAAGAAACGTTGGATGCAGCATCTGTAGATCCATCGATTGCAAGAACCATTGTCGTTTCACCAAAGCAAGTATCTGATTTGTTGAACACAACAGAAATTAAATCATCTGATTTTAATACTGTAAAAGCACTGGCTCAAGGCGAGATTAACTCATTCATGGGTTTTAATTTCATCACAAGCAATCGACTAACCACAGATACAAACGGTAACCGCCAGGTTATTTGTTTTGCATCCGATGGTGTCAAAGTAGCGATGGGCAAAGAACCTATGGCGAAAATTGATGAACGTGCCGATAAATCTTACGCAACGCAAGTCTACTACTGTCAAACTTTGGGCGCTACGCGCATGGAAGAAGTTAAAGTAGTCGAAATTGCTTGCACTGAATCATAAGGAGATTGAGAAATGGCAACAGTTTATTCGACACAACGAACTAACTCACGAGCAACACCAGCAGTGATGAACAAGGCAAATGAATTGGGCGGTCGTATCCGCGTAGCTCATGGTGTCTATGAAGCATCTTCACTTTCAGCTGGTGACGTTATTGAGATGTTTATCTTGCCAGATGGCGCCAGAATGTTGGAAGGATCCCTAGCACATGATGCTTTAGGTTCTGGAACAACCTTGGCAGTTGGAACAGCAGCACACACAAATGCAGCTGGTTCAGCCGTAGCGGCATCAGCAGCAGCTTTTAAAGCAGCAGCTGCATCAACATCAGCGCAAAAAGTAGATATTCTCGCTACTTTAGCTTTAGGTTCTGGAACAGAAACCGACACTGACGGTAATGGTGTCGCTGTTACAGTTACGCTGGCTGGTGGTGCTGCAACTGGCACAATCGAAGTAACCATTAAATACGTGGTTGATTAATTAAGAGGGGCGTGAAAGCGCCCCCCTTTTTTTATGGGATATTAAAATGACAAGTACGGTTGATATTGCAAACTTTGCGCTTAATTCGCTTGGTGCTAATAACATTAGTGCGTTTGATGAAAACAGTAAGCCAGCGCGATTGGTCAACCAAAGATACGATTCAGTACGTGACATGGTGTTTCGACAGCATCCCTGGAATTGCTTGGTCAGGCGTATAGAGCTACCGCGAGAAAGCGATGCACCAGATTACGGCTATAACTATCAATTTACATTGCCGACAGATCCGTTCTGTCTGCGTGTTCTAGAATTTTCTAACGGTACACTAACGTATCCGTATGACGATATGACCTCTAACTCTGGGCAACCAGCCTTTGTTATCGAGGATCGTAAGCTTGTAACAGATGAAGCAATCGCAAAAATTAGATATATAGGGCGTGTTACAGATCCGCAAAAATATGACGCTGGTCTTATTGAGTCACTTGCAGCAGCCCTGGCATTTGAGCTGGCCTACGCAATTACCGGATCAAATACCGTCAAACAGATTATGGCAGCTGAATACAGCGATAAATTAAAAAATGCTAAGTTTGTTGATGCGACTGAAGGAGCGCCTCAAAAAATCGAAGCAAGCGACTTTCTACAAGCGAGAATGTAAATGGCGCGATCTGCACCAGCTCTATCCACCTTCACAGCTGGGGAAATATCTCCACGCCTAGAGGGTCGTGTAACAATTGAGAAATACCGTGAGGGTCTGGCTAATCTAACTAATATGATTGTGCAGCCGCATGGCGGTGTTACTAGAAGACCTGGCACACAGTTTTTAGGTGAGGTCAAAGCGAGTGCAAACGTCACCAGGCTCATACCGTTTCAGTTTAAAACGTCTGACACATATGCGCTGGAGTTTGGCGATCAATACATGCGGATCTATCGCAACGGTCTGCAAATCCTAGTGGGTAGTTCTAAGGCTATCTCAAGCATAACAAAAGCAAGTGCTGGCGTGTTTACAGCAAATAGCCACGGTTACAGTAATGGAGATGAAATAGCGCTGGTAAATACTGGCGGTGGCATGACACAGCTGCAATCTCGTAATTATAAAATCGCAAATAAAACAGCAAATACATTTCAACTTACTGACTTGTTTGGTGTTGCGCTTAATACAACAAATTTTAGCACATACAGTGGATCTGGTGTGGTTGTTGATAAGATATACGAGGTTACAACGCCTTACACATCCGCGCAGATAAACGATGTAAGGTTTGCACAGTCAGCTGATGTAATGTACCTGGTGCATCCATCACATGCCGTAAGAACACTTACACGTACAGATCATAATGCTTGGGCGTTTGCGACACCGACATTTACAGAAAACACTGTGCCTAGCCTCGTAGGGTCAAACAATTATCCTAGCGTTGTAACATTCTTTGAACAGCGGCTGGTATTCGCAGCAAGTAATAATAATCCACAAACATTGTGGTTTTCTAAAAACGCACAATACTTAGATTTTACCACTGGCACTGGCGATAACGATGCACTGATCTACACGATTGCATCAAATAAGGTAAATGCCATTAGGTATCTATCTGCTACCAGGATCCTAAATATTGGCACATCCGGTGGCGAGTATGTGCTTACAACAACAAATGGCAGTCCGGTCACACCAACATCAACAGTAATCCGCAAGTATAGTAACTACGGATGCATTAATGCTGAAGTTGTCCAGGTGGCAGATGTAACGCTCTTTGCACAACGTGGAGCGCGTAAGGTACGTGAGTTTAGATATGTTGGCGAAGTGGACGTAGGCGGCTACACAGCGCCTGACATAACAGTATTAGCCGAGCATTTGACCGAAGGTGGTATTAAAGAGTTTGCGTTTCAACAGGAGCCTGAGAGCATTGTATGGGCGCGTAGA